TCCCCGCGTGAGCGTGCGAGGTCGAGCTTTGCCCTGATCGCATCCCGAAATGATCCAGTCTCATTCGGGAACCAGCGACCCATGAGATAGTGCCCCTTAGACTCTGTCTCCCACATGGTGGCGAGGAAGTCGACAATCTCCGAGTCCAACCGCTCGCCATCCTTCTGCGCGTCATGCTCGGCAAGCTGGCGGTTCAGGTTGTCGAAGACGGAGGGAGATGGAAATGCCGTATTGGATTCGTCTCGAATATCCTTTGCCCAATTTGCATACATTTCCGCGACCACGATAGCATCTGCGCCGCCGATGTTTCGATACTGACGTGCCTTATTGTCGAATTCCTCTGCCAGTTTCTCCCGGCGCAGTGTGACTTCATCGGGTTTCACCAAAAACCAGCTGCCGTCGTGTCCTTTTTGAATGTGGATATTGTTGCCAGCGAGAAGCGCTTTGATCTTTTTTAGGTCTTTAGAATCAGAGATAAGAGAGTCGAGAATTTCAGAGGTATCCATCCCCCAATCCTGCCCTTGAAAATAATTCTTGTCAATAGACGGGAATTCTGCGAGAACAGAAATCGCAAGTCACTTTTACCCCAATGAAAAACACCAAATACATCAATCAATACGTCATCATCCGCGCCGCGCAGGCTGGCGTTTTCGCCGGAATCCTCTCTTCGCGCGAGGGCGATGAAGTAACACTCACTAACGCGCGTCGCATCTGGCAATGGGCCGGGGCGGCAACGCTGTCGCAACTGTCGCAAGACGGAACCACTCAGCCGGATTCATGTCGGTTTCCGGCTGCCGTTCCTGAAATCGTGGTTATAGGTGTGATCGAAATCATCCCAACGACCGAAATGGCCCGCAAATCCATCGAGGGTGTTCCTGTATGGAAGCGTTGAAATTTTACATTCCACCATCATTTGACGGCTACGGCTACGGCTCCGGCTCCGGCTCCGGCTCCGGCTCCGGCTCCGGCTCCGGCTCCGGCTCCGGCTCCGGCTCCGGCTCCGGCTCCGGCGACGGCGACGGCGACGGCTACGGCTACGGCTACGGCTACGGCTACGGCTACGGCTACGGCGACGGCTACGGCTACGGCGACGGCTACGGCGTTAAGTCGCTCAACTCTCAACAAGTCGACTATATTGATGGCGTTCCAACCATCGTATCCAGCCATCGCGGCAATCTAGCCAAGGGATTCACAATCAATCTAGCCGATTTTTCTCAATCGCCATGCTACATCGCACGCGCTTCGTCATCTATTGGTTATACCTACGCCCACGGTGATACTGCTCGCTCTGCCGTCGATGCGCTCCAAGCAAAGCTCGTCGCCCAAATGTCTACCGAGGAGCGACTGGAGGAATTCCGTCGCTTGAATCTGGACCCCAAAAAGAAACATACTGCTCGCCTATTCTTCGACTGGCACGGTCGATTGACCGGTTCTTGTCAATCAGGCCGAGAGGCATTCGCGCGTCAGCATGGTATCGATGTGGATAAAGACACGATGACCCTGGATGAATTCATTGCACTTACTCGCAATGCCTACGGGTCGGAAATCATCGCACAGATCAAAGCATGAGTCGCATCAAATACCGCCAACATCCCCTACAAATGCTCTTCGGCAACAAGCGCATCTGGTGGAAAGACGGCATGAACGCACTGCAAGAAGGCCCGCTGCGGCTTATCAGCGACAATTGCGTGACGGTGGAAGATGTCGCGATGTGCGATGCCTTGGATGTAATGTCTCGCGTTAAGGGAGAATGGGCGAGGGGGTTTCGGAAATGAACCACGAACAAAAATCGAAATTTGATTACTGGCAGCTTAAAGAATTGGATCAGCGATATGCGAAATCTAATTCGGGCTGCTGGAATGGAATTTCAGCTATAATTCTGTTTGTATTCGCATCTTGGTTTATTAACTCGACGCTTTTCCGTCTTGAGCGGCTAGAAAAAGCAGCAGGAATCGAATTAACCGGTAGACAACTTTTCGGGCTCGATCCGGACCCAATCATGAAACAACTCAACCAGCAAACCCCGACGAAATAACCATGCCGAACCTCAATCACGTAGCCCTTATGGGCAATGTCACCCGCCAGATCGAAGTCAAATATTCCCCGAAGGGAACAGCCATTGCCGATGTCGGTCTTGCCATCAATCGCGCATGGAAAGACGACCAAGGAAACAAGCACGAAGAGACGACCTTTGTTGATCTCGTCTACTTTGGGAAGTCGGCGGAACTACTGGCCGAATACGTCAAGAAGGGCGACCCGCTATATTGCTCTGGCCGCCTGACACTGGATTCGTGGGACGACAAGGCCACCGGCCAGAAGCGCACGAAGCTAAAGGTGACTGGCGAGGATTTCCAGTTTTTGCCGAATGGCCGAAAGGGCGAATCAACCAGCCCCTCGCCGAGTGAGCGCGAAGCTACTGTGAAAACGCCGGACTTGGATGATAGCGATGATATTCCGATGTAGCCATGGAATCAAATACGCCGCGCACTGATCTGGAGTCTAAAAACAGTCGAGACTATGACGGATTTTATACTCCGGCATTTCGGAATATGAAATTGCACGCCGAGCGATTGGAGATAGAACTCAATGAAACGCACGCTGAATTAGACCGACAAATGCAAACACTCGGTGCGATTCGGCGCATGCACGGACACACTCAATAATGGCAACCCGCTCTGAAACAGGCGCTCCCGCCGCTCTTCGACGACTCGAAGAGCACGAACTCCGATGCGCGCAGGAGGTTGACCGTCGCAAGGTGGAACTCACACGATTACGCGCGATGCAAGAGCCGGAAGGCGACGAAGCCCTGCGCAACCATCGGCAAGCGATCCAGAACGAAGTCGGCAATCTGTCGGAAGCTCAGGATGATTGGAACAAGGCACTCAAGTCGCTTAGAGAATTCGATAAAGCCGTTGCTCCCGAGAAGCGGGAAGGTGAGAAAATCCCCGTATCCGAAGCTGCTGAATTCTTCCGGCAATACGACCTCAGTATCAAACTTGGCATCGAATCCTACGTCATCAGCATGAGCCAGGACGCTACGCGCGCCGAATCGCCAGAACAATTCTACCAAGCCCACGCGGATAATATCCGTTCTTGCCGCGTAGCTGCTATCGAACGAGCGCAAAAGGACGGGAAGCTGCCCGCATGGGCGAATGTTGAATGAGCGAAGAAGACATACTTCAAATCGCAAACGATATTTCTGAAGACATGCTTTCTAAAAGGGTGTCTAAAAAACAACTCGTTCAAGTCATTCGGTATTTCCAGAACCAATCTGACAAAAATTGGGATAAATTTGTCCGACTTCGCGGAGAAATGGCATTGGCTCATCTGAAGTTGCTTATGGAGCATCCCCAATGAAAACTCGCGACTTCGCCGCAAAATACATTCGATTCGATAAAACGAGTCCGGTAACCGGCTTGTTTCGTCTGCCGATGTATCCATTTCTCGGCAAGCCGCTCGATGCCAGCGATGACATTCGCGTAAAGCGACTCACGATCTACAAGGCAAGCTCTTGTCTCGGCACGGTTGCTGGTCAAATCATCAATACTAAGCGCATTGCGTGTGATGTCGGCGACCAAATCATGGTTTGCCAGACCGACGATGATGCCTCCAAATTCGTCAAGACTCGCGGACGGGAGTGGATGGAGTCTGTTCCTGATATTGTCCGACTGCTCAAAAACGACAAATACGCACAGACCAATGACCTTTGGCTGTTTCGACACAAGTTTCTAAAGATTTCTGGCCCCGGCATCACGGAAGCACAATCCGATCAAGTGCGCTACGTCCAAACCGACGAAAGTCACTTAGCGACCTACCCAAACGGGAGATTGGTGGAATTCGAGAAGCGCATGGGTGCGCGCTGGGATCGTCAGGCCACACACATCACGACAGCGGCGGATGCCGGTCGCGAGGTGGATCAATTCTACTATCAGGGGTCGCAAATGGAATGGCACTGGCGCTGCACGAAATGCAACGAGCTTGTCTTGCCGCTATGGGATGAGCGCGCCAAACAAGCCTACAATGGCGAGCGAATATTCATCTGGAACGAATACCAATCCGAAACAGCTACGCTCGAAAGCATTCAGGCCGTTTGCCCGCACTGCCAAGCCGTCTACCAAGACAACAGCCGCGACCGCTATTCACTTCAGCGCGACGCGGACTACAAGTCGATGAATCCAGATGCGCCTGTGGAATTTGCAAGCTTCCAGTGGGCTGCGTTTGCTGCCGCGCACTGGATGCCGTGGCGTGAATTTCTTGCCGAGCATCTTGCGGCTATCAATGCAGCCAAGGTGGGCGATTTGAAGCCGCATGAGGACTTCGTAAAGAAGCGCGAATGCCGGTCATATACTCCGACTATTCCCGATCTAGGAAGTGCGAATGGATTGTGTGACTACGCAACCGGCCAAGTATGGGTAACGGAACAGGAAAAGCTTCGCGTAGCCTCATTCGACGTGCAAAGCGGCCAAAACAACGAGGGCTTCCACCTTTGGGGCCAGTGTGACGAATTCTTGCGCGACGGTAGTTCACGCCGAGTTGATTACCAGAGGCTCACCACATGGGCCGCTGCACGCGAGTTTTTCGAGCATCACGGTGTGAAGCCTGGGGACGTAGCATTTGATGCTGGCCACGAGATGCGGCAGGTGTTCGCTCGTTGCGAAGAATGGGGATGTTACGCGTTTTTCTCGGACGATGCGGACTCATTCACGCACGAAAAAGAAGACCCGCGCGGCAAACGGTATCCGCTCATTCGCTACACACTCCCATACTCCGAACCGCAGATTGAGGACGCATTTGCGGGCAAGGCGGTTAAGCGAATCCAGCGCTACCGCAGTATTCCGGCTGGTTATTGCCTCACGCGCCGCTGGAGCAAGCCGGTCATCGGCGGATACCTGATGGCGCTCAAAGCCGGGAAAAACGGCTACTACGGCATCGCCAAGGACATTGACCCGAGATTTCCTGCACAATTGAATAGCTATGCCTACGTGAAGGAGCGCAACAAAAAGACCGGCGTCTTTGAGGTGATACTTAAGCAGGTCAAGGAAGATGATCACTCGTTCGCTACAAGTTCGATGAATCTTGTCCTTGCGACCATCCGAAACTTTTTCCCGCTCGCGCCTATAGCGCAACAACCACCAGAAGAAAACGCAGCATGAATCCAAAAGAATATCCACACGATCACATCGGATACGTCGTAGATCGCGGCTTATCAGGAAGTCCGGCTAAAATTCGGTATTTCACAAAACAAGGAAAGGAAATCCAATTTGATTTACGCAAGGATTGGGAATCCATCCCAGAGCTTGTATGGGATGATGTTCGTGGTAAATCCCGCCAAGAAAAACGAGCCGACTCAGCCGCATTTGTGGAATGACCATCCTACCCATAATCGCGCCGACTCCATTGGAGTGCCATCGGTGTGGATTGCTGGGATCGTCTTTTAGAGGAGTGCGAATAGTTCTTGCCTATAGCCGGAAACTCGCTATATTTGATTTGCGGTTACGGAATTCCGCGATGCGTTTAACCACGCATCCTCAAAATTCCCGCGAAAGCCTGCGATAGTGTCTGACGATGGATTGAGCAACCGAAGTAACGAATTGCTCCCGCGCTGGGACGAGATGCCCAGCAAGATTTGCAGAGTAAATCGAATAAGGAGTTCGGTGAATATCGCGAGTAATCGTTAGCGCGAGTTTCGGCTTAATCATCCATTTCTATCAGCCTCAGCGGTTCGAGTGCGCCTCTGCTTTAAATTTCCAGACTTGCCTCGATAGTCAATAGCGAGTAGAAGAGGGGGCAATTATGCCATGTTCGCCCTCTGGAATCTTCGTTGGAATGCTCCAAATCGACTTGGATGCATTGCGAGCAGAGGCGCTTTCAGCAATTGCAACAGGCCAATGGACAAGTGTAACAGGAGGGCAAAAGACTGGCAGTCTTCAATACCAGATGACTCCGCAGGATGTCTTGAAGGAGATTATCTACGCTGAACAACAGAGCGGCGCACGACCACCACGCGGAAGCCGGGTTTACCAAACACTGAATTGCCAATACGGACCACGCCGATACCGTCAATGAAAGCCCTCCCGTCCGTAACAGAACCGCTCACCATCGGCACTGCGCTAAAGGCATTTGGCCAGCGCTGCCTTGCAATGCTCGCGGGATATAAAGCCGCCATTCCTGGTCCGACAAACACTGTTGGAAGCCGCATTGGAACCAATGAGAATTCCAGCTTCGCTCAGATTCAGCGCGTAGGAATGATGTTCACTTCCGAGGAAGTCGCGAAGAATTGCCCGATTGCGGCAGCGTATTTGGCGCAGCGGCAAAACTATTGCTCGTCCCAAATCTTCTACAATCCGACTACGGGCGACGAAGGATTGAATCGCGACCTAAAGCAGTATCTTCAGGGTGACGATGGATGCGGCGGCGTATGGGCAAACATGGGAACGGATTGCTCAATGCAAGATGCTGTTTCCCGCACTGGCGATATCGAATGCCCCGTTCGAGGCGACGCTGGCTTGGCGTGGTATTACGGCTCGAATGGCGAATTGAAACTGATGGAGTTTTCAGCGGATCAGCTTGGCGAACCGTATGTCTATACCGGCGTTCAGGAGATGCCTGACGGAACGCGCTATTTGGCAGGTCGTTATTTTCGCGGTGGCGAGTGCGTTGCTTACAAAATCTACGAGCGCATCGAATCGTGGTATGGAAACCCGCGCGTCTATCCCGCGTCCGATGTGATGTTTTATCGTGACCCGTCTTCATTCCGGGGTGTGCGCGGCGTCACGAAATTTGCCAATGCTCTCATCCATATGGAAAAGGGAGAGACGCTTTTCCAATACGGCATGGATGCCGCACAACGGCAGGCGAAAACCGCTTTTTGGGTGACGAATTGCCGTGGAGAGGCTGGCGCGGAATACAGCTACACCGACAATGGCGCACTGGATGACTTTGGCATCCGATACTACGAACGTATTGGCAATGGTCCCGTTGTGGAAGCTGGCTATACCGGCGATACGATGGAGGCAATGCGCGTTGAGATGCCGGGAGATGAGTTGATTAAGGGTTGTGAATTTTCGGATCAGCGCGTAGCGATTGCGTTGGCATTGACGTATTCTTTTTTGGTTTCCCCAGAAAAGGTAGGCGGTGCCCCAAGTCGCTTGGACATCAACAAAGTCACCAAGGAATTCACGCGCATTCAGAATCGAATCCATCGCCCGAATCTAAACAAAATCCGCACAATTTCCATTCTCGACGCAATCCGGCGCGGCGTGTTTCGTCCGCATCCGAACATTATGAGCGGCACGTTCATGTTTCCTGTGTCGCCCACAACGGATGCGTTCTACGACGCCAAGGAGAACATTCAGATGCTCCGCAGCGGCCTAGAATCTCCGCAGGAAATCTGCGCGGAAACAAACCGCGATTGGAACACAGTTCGTCGCGCCAAGGTCCAAGCCGCTATCGAATCAACCAAGGACGTTCAAGACGCCAATCGGCTTTTGAAGGATGCTGGCTACGAGGGCACGATTACCATCAATGACATCATGCAATTGACGGATAATCCGCAGCCCCCTCAATCGCAGCAGGAGCAGCCAAAGCAGATCGAACAGCCCGCACTTACGGACTAGTATTTGGTATCCACGACGAGAATTCGCGTCACGCGCATATTCTCAATTGTCAGACGGAAAGTAGTCTGCCTGACGCCCATGTATTGCCGGTAGCCGTTGTTGCCGCTGATCGTGATTTCCATCGACCACCAGCCGATTTCTTTGTTGCCAACTTTCGTCGTGCGTAGCTCTGGTTGCGTCCATCCGTAGTAATACATCGCGGGCGGATCGCGCATGATGTCCCGCATGACTTCGTTGATGAATTCTGGGACGTATTTGGTCGTAACCGGAGGGCGCGGCCCCGCTCCTTCGGGCAATCCAGCCAAGACAAAATCGGATAGCATCAACAGCGCGAGTAGGATTCGCATTTCTCAATCGTAATAAATCTTTCTCGAAATTGCGAAAATATCTTGTGTGTGTTTCGCAAATGTGAGAGAAGCGAAACAAGGAAATGCCAATTGCACGACTCCAAGCCAGTTTCTCCCAAAGCGCCATCGACGCGGATAAGGGAATCATTCGTGGAGTCAAAGTCATGGAGCTTGGCGCAAAAGCGACTTTTAAGGGCAAGGATGGAAAACCCAAAACTTTCACGGTTAGCGACAAGCACATTGATGCGCTGATGTCCCACGCGGGCAATCGGGCGATTCCGTCGCACTGGTCGCACGATTGGTTCGGAAAAGAAACCGATGCGATTCACGACCGCGTTGGAATGCTTAAGACATTCCGTCGCGATGACAGCGGAAGCCTGATTGCTGATCTTCATTTGTCGCCGGGGCAGTATCGCGACAAGGCTTTGTGGAGCGCAGAGAACGAGCCCGGGAATATCATGCTTTCGGCTGTCTACGGGTATTCTCAATTCGATGCCGATTGCATCCCGTCCTCTTTTGAGGCTTGCGACTTGGTAGCGCAAGGTGCCGCAACTTATTCACTGCTTTCTAAAGCCAACCCCGAAGAAAACGATATGACCAAGGAAGAAATCATCGCTCTTATCAAAGAGCAATCTGTGTCTAAGGATGACCTCACGGCAGCCTTGGCGAACTTCAAACCCGCTGTGCCGGAAGGCGTGCTTACCGAAGACAAACTCACCGCCGCTCTGGCGAATTTCAAGCCAGCCGCGATTAGCGATGACGAAAAGAAGTCGATTGCGCTTCTGGCAAAGGCCGAGTTTACCAAAGACATTGGCGCAACAGGCGCTCTCGCTCTCGGTCATCAGAAAGCCGGTGACGAATTCGAGGCAGCGATTACCGCCCAGCTTTCTGCTGGCGCGAAAGATCGTCCGACCGCGATTCTCCGTCTCGCGCAGGACAAACCCGCTATCTACAACGCCGCCGTTGCGGCTGGTAAGGCTTAATCTCACACAACTATGGCACTCCAAGCTACCTATGTCGGCATTGAGCCGCGCACGATCATTGCAACGAATGTCGCTCAGGCTCGCGGGGTCCGCGTAACCCGCGATTCGTCTGGAACTACCGCCGTGGCCGATGCGACCACTCGCGGTGATTATGTCACCCTGACTGCCATCGAAGCCAGTTCTCCCGGCGATGCCGCTTCCATGAGCGGCGGCGGGAAAGTTCCGGCGCTCGCTTCCGAGGCTTCTACCGTTGGCGCTCTCGCCTATGCCGCTGCCGCTGGTAAATTCAGCGTCACGTCTACCAATGCCGCGTTGTGCGGTCGGTGGACGATGGCAGCTTCCGGCGATGGCGTTCTCGGCGAAGTCGAGTTGTTCTCTGTTGCCTAACATTTCAACCCAATAACCAACCATGCCAGTATTTACCACGTCCACTGCACGGCCTCGCCAGGAACTGGCAATGGCTATTGTCGAAGGCGAAGGAGCCGTTCAAGGGCTTATCGCCAACAAGATTCTGCCTCCGTTTGGCATCAATCGGCGCACCGCCCACATTGTCAAAGCGACTTTGGCTGATACGCAGGCGCTTCGCGTGATTGATGACAACAAATTCATTCACGCTCCCGGCACGAAGTTCGAGCGCATTACGGCCAAGTTTGGCGACGACACGATGACCGTGACCCTGCGCGGCCAAGAAGTCGTCATTCCGAATGAAACCTCGCTCGACTACGCTGGGTATCTGAATGTTGAGCAATTTTTCATGGCGCGTTTCGGCCAGACCGCCGCCCTAACCAATGAGAAACTGACCAGCGCTCAGATTTTCAACACTACGAACTTCGGCGCAGCCACGAATTCCAGCGTTGCTTATACCGCCGCAAATCTTGCGACCATCTCTTTTATTGCGGACGTGATTGCAGCCACTCGCCGCGTCAAGGCCAAGGGTGAACTCGCTGATACGGTCGTGATGAGCGGTCCTGTGTTTGAGCGCATCCGTCAAGCGACGCTTGTTCAGGGATATGTTGCGGGCACCCTTCGCCCGGGCATGGATGTCACGCTTAACACCATTCAGCAGGCGCTTGCCGAGTATGGCATCAAGCAAGTGCTGATCGGTGACAGCTACTACAACAACGCAGCGGATGGCGCTACGCCTTCGCTCTCTCAGATTTGGAGCAATACCTACATCTGGGTTGGCGCAAGCGGCAAGACTACCGCTAGCATGACTGGCGGCGTTGGCGTTCCCATTCTGGGCGGCGTTGGCGCAAATCTGTATTGGGAAGGCTATGTGAATGGCCGTCCTTCCACAGATGAAAACGCAGCCAGCTTTGCGGGCGGAAATTACGTTGAGACGTATCCCGACTTCACCATTGATTCGGAAATCGTTCGGGTTAAAATGTCCAATGCGCCATACATCGGGAATTCCCGTGGAGGCGATCTTATCGCAACTCAGTATTCCTAATCCTATGTCTGGACCTACCAAAGAAGACCTCGAAAATCAAAACCTCGAATTGCAGGAACAGCTTGAGAAAACTCAGGCCGAACTTGCCAAAGCGAAAGCCGCTCCACTTTTGATTGCTCAGCCATCCGCAAGTGACTTGGACGAATACAAAGACGGCACGTTCAAGAATTCCGCTGGCGAAGAGTTCAAGCTCAAGATCGTTGAGGATGCGGAGGATGGACGCACCCACAAGCTCAAGAACAATGAGCACTTCTGGGAAGGAACCAAAGAGCAGTTTAAGGCTGAGTTTGAGAAAAAATAACCTTTCGAGTTAGGGGTAAAAAGCACGAGCCGCGATGGAGTTTCATTTCCATCGCGGCTCATTTTTTGATAGAATGCATCATGCTTGAATCCCTGTATTTTCCCATTATCGACAACGGCATGGGCCTATCTCGAACGTCTTGGGCGGTTTCGATGATTGGCCTTTTTATGTCCGATGTGACAAATGGCCGAAAAGCAACAGTAGACAGTTTTTCGTATCCGTATCCTGACGGGGCGATGCAGTTGGCTACGAATGCCTTTCTCGATTCGGGCCATGACCGAATGATAGTCATCGATACCGACGAGAAGTTTACACCTGATTGCGTTCGATTGCTTTTGTCGCATGATCTTCCTTTCATCTCTGGCGTATATCCCAAGAAACGGCCAGGATTGGAATTTCCAGTTATCCCACTCGATTCCGACCCTACCCCCTTCGCCGAAGATGGCAGGCCCTATCCACGAGAAGTGGCGCGATGCGCTCGCGGATTCTTGAATGTTCATCGAACCGTATTCGAGATGCTTGCCCAACACGTTCCGAAATACTTCTGCGAGGAAACTCAAACTGAGCGCAATCTATTCTGGCAAGGCTTGCCCGGTGGTCATAGCGAGGACTACGCTTTCTGTGACTTATACCGCAAACACGGCGGCAAAATACTCGTAGACCCTCGCATCGCTGTTCTGCACGAGGGTTCTTGCTCTTATCCAATCCCAGGAACATACTAACGCCTATGAGAAACGAAAATTTCAACGTCACTTTTGCAACGCAGGGCGGCATTTACGTTTCGGATACAAGCAGTAACGCTGGCCCATATTGCGGAATTTTTGCGCATTCGTCTGATGTGATTATTGCGTCAATGACGTGTGCGGCTTGGGAAGGAACACTAACGAGCATTATTATTCCGCAGGGGTGCTTCTTTCCATTTCCCGGTAATGGGGCAACTGCGCTTACGCTTACAAGCGGAAAAGCGACTTTGGTAAATGCGTAAAAAATGGCTTCCCCTACAGACTATAGCGGCCTAAAACGGTATTATCTAGGAGAGGATCAACCCGGATCGGATGGAGATACGCTTTCCGAACTGATAGATTCAAGCGGCCAAAATCAAGACGCCACAACAGACAGCGGCTCACCCAAACTTAAGACGGATATAAAAAACGGAAAGAATGCCATTTTATTTGATGGCGCTTCTTCTTTTTCGGTCCCTTCAGTCACTAGCGGGGAATGCACATTTTTTGCAGTATTCCGAGCAACTACGCCCGGGCTTCTTTTGGTAGCTGGCGGGGCTGCTCAAAATTTCATCGCGCTTGACGACAGTATCAATGGGATTGTCGTAACCGCTAGCGGGCATCAAGATAGCTTCCTTGGGTTTCATTATGGAGCATGGTTTTTTGTTGTTTGGGCACACGATGCAACAACAAGTAAAATCAACCGAAATGGAAGCGAGGTTCCCCGAGGTTTGTTAAACAACATCACGAACGACACGCTGACATTTGACAATATTGGAGGGTTCGCTTCCTTCAAATTTGCGGGATTGATTGCAGAGATTGGATTCTATGACAGAAAACTTTCTGATGTTGAGATTTCGGGACTGATGAGCGGATGGGTGGAATCCTACGGGATTTCACCGCTCGTTGTGTGCTTCGGAAATTCACTATTCCGAGGATACCTCCTTCCAAATCCGCTTACTGAATCAATTCCAGCACAGCTTCAGGACATGCTTGGAGATGGATTTGACGTGATGAATTGCGGGGTCGATTCGATCACGACGGCAACGATGATTACTGTTGCGCCAGACATGATCTATCCTCTTCTGGATGAGAATCGGCCATACAACATCTGCCTAGCTTGGGAATGCACGAACGACAGTTATTTTGGGGCTACCGAACCCCAAGTCATTGACCACATCAAAACGCTTTGCGAAAACCTTAAATCCAATGGGTTCATTGTGGGAACCGGCACATACTTGCCTAGATCAGGAGGAATTACTCCGCCAACCTTTGAGGATGATAGGGTGATTGCGGATGCAGAAATTTTAGACCCAATCCATATTGGGGTTAGTTGGGATGGCGTTACGGATATAGCTGGGGATGTCCGTCTCAATAATCCCAACGGAACGCTTTTGCACACTACAGACGGAACGCATCTTGACGCAACTGGTGCAGAATATGGTGCAGAGGATTTTTACAACGGCGTATTAGCGCTCATCCCCTCTCCTCCTTCCAGTATTGCAATAAGCGGATTCGGTGCATTCTCGGCATTTTCTGGATTTGGAGGATTCCAATGATAACGCGCACAACCTGGACCGACAAAGCCCTTCAGCTTTGGGAATTCCAATGGCGCACTTGGGGCGGCATTACCGCTCAATACGAGTCCACCACCCTGCGCGTTATCCAAGACCCGACTACTCAGCGTTGGCAAATGTCCGTTGTCGGCAATGACAAGAAAGCCGGGACCGTTCTCGACATTCTGCGCACCGAGGCGCAAGCGTGCGGTCTATACGCACTCGTCCAATCTGACCCCATCCAGAAACGCCCGATTGTCGTAATCGGAGGCGCGCGATACACCATCAACAAACTCGAAAACGACGACAATACACAGCCGTCGATTCGGGTTTCGGCATTGCTTGTGCAGTAGTTTCCGTCTATAGTCGGGAATTATGAAAACAGCTTCCAATCTCCAACAAGAACTCAACCTCATTAATGGAACATTTATTGTTGAGGACGAAGAGTTTGGGTTTAAAGTAACTTTGCAAAAACGAATCAATTCCGAGCAAATTTTGGCACACGTTGCTCATTTTGAAACTGATTCGATTAATTTGCCAGATTTGCCAGCCAAAATTCACGCAACATTTTTGGCAAAGGAAAGAGCGGAATCTTATATTCCCATCACAATTGGATGACCGGCTTTCGCTTAGCCCCACAACTCGGCGTTATTGGAAAGCGACTTGGCAAGCTGAAGGAGTCCACGCGAGCCGATAGCTTCAAGCCAGAGATGCAGCGATACGTCACCGCGACTCTTCGCGATTGCGTGACCACAACGCCAGTCCGCAATGAATCACTCATTGCCCGGAATCAGGCGCGGCAATATCGCAACCGCATCAATTACATCCCGTCATTCCACACGCTCGAAAATCCATCACTGATCGTCAACGAAAACGGTCAGGAATTCATTTACTACAATGACAAGTGGTATCGCGGAGATTGGCGGATGCCTCCCGAAGTATTTGCCGCGTATTCGATGCTGATGGAGGAGCGTAATCGACGGATGCAAACTGCGCAAAGTGACTTTGTGAACGAGCGGAAACAGGCACGGTTTCTCTACCGGAAATCATGGTATCAGATTGGGCAATCGCTCGGATTGTCGATTGCTGCTCCGGGCGAAGTCACTGCTTCTCACTCGCGCAAACAGCCAGCAAAGGAGCCACCGAAAGCATACGGGCAATGGCGCGGAGGCTATCGCGTGCTTAGCGTCGCGATATTCAATCCGTTCCTCGACAAGAAAACCGCATATTGGAACGGCAACGGAAAGCAGATTCTCGCGCAGGCACAGGCCAAGAATCGGCCTCGCTTTCTCAAGGAATGTCAGGATAAAGTGAAACGTGAAATCTCAGCAGCGCGTCGTTCAAATTGACTATCCGGAAGAAACCGAAGGTAGCAAATTAGCCAGAGAGGGACGTATAATTTTTAACAAACTCTCCAAGTCCGATCGTAAAAAATATGAAAATATCGCCCTTCAATTTATAAAGAAAATCGCAGCAGCTAGACAAGCGCAGTAGATGAAAACTGCATATCCCGTTTCACAAAATGCACGCTCTTGCTGTTCGTGGTGGAAGCATTTGCGCAAAGAAAACAAACGCCGTTGTAACAAATCCACGCGCAAGATTTACAAACTCGAATTGCAATGCCCGTAACCTCCGAATACCAGCTTTGGGACTTCGCTCCGATTGGTGCAGGGCTAGTCGCTGCCGTAGCTGCGTCCGTTAGTTCGCCAGCGCAGCCGGTGCAAGTCGTTGGGAATTTCCCGACTAGGACAACTGACACACCGATTGTGCGATGCTCGTTCGTGTCAGGGGCGGTGCGCAGTAATAGTCACATTGTCGTTCCGGGCATCCAATCCAAGAAGCAGCCGCGCAACTGCTATGACTTTACGTTTACCGCACAAATTGAAACACAGCGCGAACAGAACGGGCAATTGCACAATGAGATTGTCGCAAAAACGCGCACCGCATTGGTGCTTTATAAATTGGAGCAAACCCCTGCGGAATGGTGGCCATATCACACCATCATCGACATTTTAGAGCTTACATCATCGCAACTCACTACAGACGACGAAGGCACTACCGATAGCACTACGCTCAATTTCGCAGGATGCTTTAGCATCGATCCGGGCGCATGGCCGGTGCCGACTCCGGACCCGATGCCCGTTCCTGAAAGCGTAGAACTTCCAGCTATAAGCACTCCGAGCGATCCGCCATCCATTGGAGATACGCTGACGTGTTCGACTGGATCATGGACGAATAGCCCGACGAGCTACAGTTACCAGTGGTATAATGTCGGCTCGCCAATTTCGGGCGAAACAAACTCAACCTACGTTCTCCGTGGCGCGGACATCGGAGTTGCCGTGACCTGCAAAGTCATAGCGACAAATACTGGCGGAAATAGCGATCCGGCGGAAACTGCCGCAATCAGCAACACCAAGGGAAAATTCACTGTTTCTGGCGCTGGAGATGCCACCCTTAATGGCGATTACACTTGGCGCGGAACATATCTCGGGGAGGACTACTACAACCTCGAAGGGCAGCCTGACAGCACGTCACAATTCGTTGTGTATAAGGATAGCAATTGGCTTATGCGAAACGCTACGGATGAGGTTTACCACACTTCGTTTCCAACCCAGAACCCATGGGGAACGGAATGGGTTCTCACTGGCGTTGATGGCGATCCTGCGCCAACTGTGGATTTGTTTTCGCCTCCATGATTCGCAAAATTGAGATTGCCAATTCGCAGGAATGGGAATAGAAGAGAGAACAAATGGCAGCAATCTCAATCACCGCTTCCGCCGTTCTCCCGTCCGCGAGCGCGATCATCAATTCCGGCATTGCTGGTGCCGCAATCACCCAAGGTCAGGCTGTCTACATCGACACCGCCAACAGCAATCTCATCAAGCTTGCGGATACCACCAGCGCGTTAAAAGCAACCGTGGCGGGCATCGCCATTAACGCTGCGAGCACTGGCCAGAAAATTGACTACGTTGTCAAAGACCCTAATTTTACGCTGGGCTCTACCCAGCTTTCCGGCGATGACGTTTGGCTGTTCGATACGACTCCCGGCGCTCTGACAATCACGGCGGCAGATTTGGAGTCCGGTGACTACAAGGTGCATATCGGCACCTACACCAGCACAACCACTATCAACCTCAATGTCACTCAAGGAGGGCTAATCGCTTAATTTATGGCAGTCCCAGGATCAGTGATTGATGGTTCCCCCGGATATGGCTCGCGAGTGCTCACTTTCACAGTGGCTGGCGCTTTTCTTGCCGAGACGATCCAAGTCAACCGACCAGTATCCACCGCGCGCGACCGCAAGACCACGGGCGAACCAGGTCGCTCGCGTTACACCACCGACTTTGCCAGCATGACTTGCACGCTGCAAGCCCCTGCTGGAACCGCTGGTTTCCCTGCGTTTGGCGATACGACTACACTGACGTTGGACGACAACTACGGCTCGGAAACGTGGATTATGATGGAGCCGAATGTTGACCTAAGCAACGATCCGTCAACGCTTCGCAAGATCAACGTCACACTCCAGAAGCAGAATTGCACGACTGTTACGACCGTTGCGCGCTCTGCTGTGTCTAACTAAATGTGGCGCAGAAGTCTTGCATTCCTGGCTACGATGAAGCTCTAGCGCGCGAGCGGGAAATTCGCGAGTCGGCTTTCGTATCCGACAAGGCGAGGATTTTCAATATCGAGGTGTGGCAAATAACGCCGTTCCTTCTGGCGCGGTTGTTTCGTATGAAAACTCCGTTTTTCGGACACGGAGAGCATTCGCTACATGAAACACTTCGGTTTCTGTGGTCAGTAAGCACGAAGTTTTCGCAGTCAATCGAGGATCGAGAGACGTTTATTCAGGAGGCGTCGCTTTGCATTGCCGCCGAGGGCCTTGAAAACGTAATCGCAGAGATAGACCAATTTATCGACGATGCGTTTCTTGATGCTCCGGTTGGAGGTGTTGACAGCGTTCCGTATATCTGCTCGGTCGCATGGATGATTTACCGCATGAAATGCGAACCCCATAGGCTCACCGAGGAGCAGGCCGGGAATACTCCAATCGCGAGAATCTACCAATACATCAAATGTGCTCAATTCGAGAAGGGCGACATTCTCTACAACGCGATTTCCGATCCAGTCAAAGCGACTTGGCTTGCTGATTTGAGGGACGGAAAATTCAACCTGAACTGATATGGCAGACCAAATTGGAGCACTTGGGCTTGATGTTGGAGACTTCAGTAATGCGGTTGATGGGGCAATCAGCAGGCTTACCTCCCTAGCAACAACTGCCGTAACTACTACTGGCAATATTGCTGGACTGGCTGCAATTACCGCTGGCGCTTTGGTTACGGCGGTATACCAAAGCAAAAAGGCGGTCGAAGAACTGAACGCGTCGTTTCAGGAAATCAAAGCATCTACGGCATTCAACGACCAACTCACAAGTGTTGGTCAAATGGAAGGCGCGATCAAGAAACTCAACGAAGAGATTTCCAAGATCGACAACGAGAGTTATTTTGAGCGAGTCGGAAGATTCGTAGGTAGCGCTCATATCTTGGGTGGCGAAGGCTTTGATAAGTCTGAGGAGGACCAGGAGAAAGCAAGGGCTGCGCGCGCAGCAGAAATTGAGGCTTTGCTTTCTCGAATTGCCAAAAAAGAGAAGGATCAATTGGATGTGATGGTCCTTCAAAGGGACAATCAAAAAGAAGACGCAGAGCTGCTTAAGAACGAACTCGAATACAAGAATAAGATCGCGAAGGCAAACGAGGCGGGGAATGGTCAACTCGCAGCAGTTCTAGCAAAAGAAAAGGAAATCACAGAAGAACTAATTAAGCAGAAATATGCCCGCGAACGCGCAAGCGTTACGAGCAATATCGCTTCCGATCAGGCGAAGGCCGCGATTGACACCGTTCTCAACGACCAGAAGAATCAAGACGCACTCAATGACCGCGAGGCAGATGCACAACAAAAGCTGATTGATGACCAGCGGGAAGCCGACCGAAAGCAATACCAAGAGCATCTTGTCCAGATTGACAACGAAGGCCGCGCCATTAAGGAAAACATGGATGCGGAGTATCAGAGATGGCTTGCTGAGCAGGATAAAAAGGAAGAGCGTCTAAAACAGCTTCGAGGCGATCAGGCCAATCAAGAGCGAATCATGCGCGAGGCTGATGCCAAGGAGATTGAAAGATACAACCAGGAGCAGAAGCGAAAGAGGCTGGAGGCCGCTAGGGAGATTCTTCAGGAAACCATTGCAATGGAACGCGCTCGGATGGGCAACCAGACCGAAGCTCGTCGCCGCAAGATGGAGGACGACTATATCCGCCGAATCGAAGAGAACGCGGATAATCCTAAAGCTGTTGCCGAACTAAAGGCACAAAGGGATCAGGCTCGTCGAGATTTCGGAGTTGAGGAGATGAACAAATCAAGCTCTCAGAGAAGGGCGGAGCGAGATGCTGATAGAAAGCGCCAGAGGGACTACGACAGATTGGATAAGCAAAACGCCGAACTAGATAGGCGCATAGATAGTGGCGTGCGCGGAAGCGAAGGCTCCGCGATTGAGAGGAGAAGGCTTGAAAGGGCGAACAATACCCTCAACGAAAATAGATCGAGAAGGGCGCAGAATATTGGTCAATTCAAAGGCTACAGCCAAGCCGACAGCAAAAACATAGCCGATATAGCCGCAGCATTCAGGGCAAAATCCGGCTAGCGAAGCTGATCGCAAAACAACACCGCACCGTTTCTGATCGAAACACTCCATGTTCCTACGATCAAGCCGCCATATACATTCGATGCGCGCACATTAACGCGCATATCCCAGCGGCCCAGCGAATCGCCTCCGCTCCTAATCACCCGAAGCGTTGGCAACGTCCACGACACAACCTCCATCGACGCAGGATCATTCAGCCGCTCGCGAATCGCATCCTTGACGTATTCCGGTAGCTCCGTCTGAGTGACGGCAGGACGCGGACCCTGCCAGTTGGAGTCACCAGCAAAAGCGACTTGGGCGATGAGGAGAAGGATGATGAGGGCGGGTTTCATGAAAGAAAATTTAGCGCAATTATCTTGCGTTTTCCAGAAGCGCCTGAAGCGGCCCGATAACCCATGATTGACGCCATAGCTTTGTGCGCCGACGGATAAATTCGGTGACTTCTTTTTCGGAAGTTGGCAACGGATCGTTCGGATCGTCCCAAAAACCATCGAAGCTCGCATTTTCCATTGAAAGAAATTCAATGACTTCTGAAATACAATCTCGCTGGCCTTTTGAGAGTTTGTTTTTGGAGTTGGGGTAAAGCTTGCTCATCCCTCTCCTCTCCAATAATTCCCGCCTATAGTCAACAACTTTCTTGCGCGGAAAGTCGCTTTGTGGGGCGCGTGCATCAGGAAGGATTTGAACCTTCAGCCGTCGCCTTAGAAGTGCGTTGCTCTTCCCATTGAGCTACTGATGCAAAATCGGGAAAGTCGAGACGCCGAGACCTGCACTCGGAAAGGTGTAGAATTTTAAGTTCCGCTGCTGTGCTGTTCGCAATAAACCCACGTCTCGTTTTAGAAAGTGGCGGATGGTGGAAGAATCGAACTCCTGACCTTTGAGAGTCACCCCTGTTTTCGAGACAGGTTGCCAGCCATTTAGCGGCACCACCCGTTGCGGTCGCTCTGGCGCGGAGTTCTTACGAGAATCGTAAGCGCAATCTCCTCAGAGCAGCGAGGATATATCGAGATGATGATTGCGAGTTCACGATGGGAATTTTGATCGGGACATAACTAAAAGTCAACACACAACATCTTGATCTATTCCAACCACCGTTGCGCTCGGCTTCGCTCGCTCCACTTCTCCCCCTCCTCCGACCACCTTGCGCCCTAAAAAGTGTTAAAAGGAAAAGAAAAGTTAGAAAAAGAAAGCCCCCAAAGAAAAAGGTCGAAACCAAAAGTAAAATTGGAATCTCTCCGCAGAGAGACTCAATATTTTACCTCTGATCCTAGGCCGGTGGGTTGGGATGTCCCCGCGTGCCTTGCTCCAGCATTTCAACGCCCTCACGCGCTGCTGGCCTTGCATCTCAAATCAGGGCAACAAAAAGCCGCCTAGGTTCAAAAGGTGGACGCTTGATGAGCAAGAGTCCATTGCGCACACCGGCGCGCCTAGGCGGCGTTCTGTGCGTGAAATATGGACTATAGTCAGCATTTGTCAATCAGCCTTTTGAAAACTGATTTGGAAGTGCGTGCATCATGCCCAATCAACTTTCCCAACACAAGCCATTTTCTCAAATTTGATTGAGCGTCCGCAATCTTGCGACTACTCTCCCAGAAATGCCAGTTCCCGGCCTCGTCAATGACGGAAATTTCACAGTCGCCCAACAGAACGGAGCGACGACCTATGATTTCCCATTCGCGGAAACCCGTAACGACTTCAAGACCTTCATTGCTCGCCGGGTAATGCGCGTGGAGGATGCCTACTACACACGACCATTTCCGATGACGCAGCGGGGGTTTACGCGACTGGGGAGCGGATACCTTGTCGGAATCAGCAATCCGCAGATTGTCGAGGGCACGAACCTTTTCGAGTATACGGAAACCTACGCCAGCCTTCCGCAGCAGCACATCATTCCCGGCACTGCCACGGCTCAGATTCAGCAAATCATCAACCTTACCGATGATCCTGAAAATCCACGATGGGCACCTGTCCCCGTCAACGATTCGTTCGATGCCGTGTTTTATTATGACTGGTCGATTGGCGATACCTTGCCACCCATCTTCCGAACAAAGCTCGTGCAATACCCATATGGGATTTCCAACGCTCTGCAATTTGGCTTGGACATCACGACACCTCCAGCAAACGGATTGTATCTGGCGCAGAACAGCACATCTGCGCGATGGATGGGTGAAATTTACTATCGCGAGACGGTTTATGTGAAACCGCCACCGATCAAGAAGTGGAAGCCGCCGACAGCGTAAATGGAGAATCAGAAACAGCTTCGGAAATGCACGACCGGAGTCGCGTTTGCGGTAGACGTAGACCCAGCAATCGACCGGCTAAATATTCCTTGGGAATTCAGTTTTCAGCCAGCAGAGATGGTTAAGACTGCGAGCGTGGTCTACGGAGACAACAAGATACGAATCGTTTTGGAACTAAATACGATTGATATTGTTGCGTGTGATGAAGCTGGGATTCAGACCACGTTTACAGTTCCAGGATTCCAGCCAGGAGCAATCGAATGACGTGGTATGTTTCTGTAGCCGGAACGGATGGTCCCGCGTGCGGATGCTCATGCACGCGACAGAAGCTTGGAGATACGCTCATTGTGGATTTCTCAGGCATTCAGATTTGCCCATGCGTTGAAGACCCTGATCACAGTGTTGCTGAAGCTCGCGCCGTAGTGATGCCGTCCGAATGGGAGGTTAACGCAGTGTCTGATACGGAATGGAGGTCTGATGCCGGAGGGTCATTTGAGGTTTGGACGGGCGCGGAGTGCGATAACCTGACGCTGGCTATTTCGGGATATTTTCAGGCGTTCGTTACATGCCTAAATTCACCAGGGGAGTCATTTGGCAGGCTGGCAATTGAACTAAGGGCGATTCCGTTGATTGGTAATGATGTGGGTGCATTTGGTGGTCAGGCTGCTGGAATTGGCGATGCTGCCGAAAATGGGGCCGTTTGCCAAAATGTCATTAATCCACCGTTGCAGCTTGATCTTTTCTTTGGTGGCACTGCTACCGTTTCGCAGCCATGACGATCATCGACGGGCAATGCCGACTATTCAAACTGGCCGGGAAACCGCATTGCGCGCATTGTCTGACGCATCCAGAATGGCGAACGGAACGCGGCATTGAATATTGCCCGCACCAAGTCACTTTGGAGTCATTGCCGCTCAAATCCGCAAAGGTGGTCGTGCGCAAAAAGGGATGTTTTTCCTGCAAACCGCAGGTTGTTGGAGGAGAATAATTCTTGCCTATAGGCAAGAATTATGGGATTGGATGAAAATGAAGCGTTACTCCGAACTATCCAAATCCGAAAAACAACAACTCGACGACGAGTCTTTTACAAAATCCGTAAAGCTGGAAGCAATCGAGCGTGGCCATGCTGTTCCCATCGACCTCGACAATCTGCTAAAGCAACAGCAATTCGTAGGATACACTATTCCGGGCGATGCTGTTTTCTTCTACGAAATCGTAATCCCCGGAAGCTATAATTCAACCAGTCGAACCGGACTGGCATTTAAAACATTGGAAGAGGCGCGAGCGGCCATCAATGGCGCAATCGCCCTCACTGAAGAGGGGTATGGCGTGGAGGCCAGATCAAAAATTATTTACGGCGAAATCACCGCTCGCGAGGTCGCAATCTCAATGACGAAGCCAAAGCATTTCTCGCTTTCGGTTGAGGAGGCGCGGCAGGATACCACGGAATACGACAAGCTCGTAAAAGAGTTTTGCGCCGATCTTCAGAAGATTCGCCAAGAAGATTACGAAATCGATGTGAACAAGCGGAAGCGCGAGGAATATATTTCTCTCGCGAATGGCGATATTGAAATCGCAAAACGTTTTTGGAGGAAAACAGAACGTGGCGATTTTCCGAACGAAGACGGAACTTTTCCCGAAGTGATTTTCTAGCCAATTTCCGACACTAGAAGCCCGTAGTCGCAGAAATGCACTACGGGCTTTCGCATTTACAAGGGGTCGTTTCTACAGTAGAAATCCATCCGCATGCAAAACTTCCTGCCAACGACAAATACAACACCGGGGTATCTCGCGCAGGACTATTTTACGCCGGGTCCGTGGCCTGGATTCGATGAAGTTCGCAATGACAAGGAAGTCGAGTTTTCCATTCAGCCGGTGTTGCAAAACATCGCGACAAGCTCTGCGGTAGCGGCTGCTGCTAAGTTCACCCCGGATTACCAAGTCGGCGACACGTTCTCAATGGCCATTGGGAACTTCGATCAGCCGCCGACTTCGGGCACGGTTGCTCTGCAAGTTGGTGCTACGACTTCCGGCCTTTCTGCGATTCCATACAACGTCTCGGCATCTGCGCTTCAGACCGCGCTAAATGCGGCGCTGACCACCGAGTCAAAGCCGCTGTGTTCTGTTTTGGATTTGGGCAACGGCAGCTACATGATCGTTGGCGCCACTAATGGCGCAATTACGGATGGGTTCTTCGCGGTTGTGAGCGCTGCGCTGCTCTATCCCATCAGCAACGCTTTTTTCACGAAAGATTCCAACGGCAGTGGCTCCAGTCCGTATCGCTATCTATTCACAATGCGGCAAGCTCCAATGTGTTACGCGGAGCCAACCGACCCGCTTCCCGACGCGGACGTAACTGTTGAGCCTACTCAGGATCAATCCGCAGGTCTGAGTGTCATCCGAACGATTCTGTTCACGGTTCCGCAGGTATCGGCTGGTAGCTTCAAGGTGAACGCTACGGCTGACTCGACTTCCGAAACGTGCGGCACGGCCACGCCGACGATGAGCGCTCGGGAATTCGGCCTGCTTCTGGCGAATCATTCCAAGATCAACTTTTCCACGGCTGGCGAGGACGACAACATTTCGGTGACGGTTTCGGGTCAGTCTTGGATTGTGACGGCAATTGGCGATTTGTTCGACGATGCTTCGTTTGAGATTGTCGCCACGAATAATCCCGATGATCCGCTGATTGGGCCAATGGGTTTGTCGGGCTCAATCAATTACAACACGTTCGGATTGGTTGCGTATTCTCGCACGCAAACTGGAGATACATTCACGCTGACGCGGCAGATTCAGTTCACGCGAGGGGGTCAGACGAGGACGCTATTCAGTGGTCCGGTTACGATCTATAAGGAGCTTATTGACGCCAGCACGGCGGTTCCGACTCCGACCGTCAATTATTTTACCGCAACGGAAACTCTCGCGCTGTTGGCGGATAAGATGGATACGGACGCAGCAAATGCGGATGCTGGCGCGATTGATAATCTGTTGCCGAGCCAGACCGGAAACGCAGGTAAGTCTCTCAAGACGGATGGAACTAACGCAAGCTGGCAAAACGATGCGGGCGCAACAATTTTTGCAACCGTTGCGTCTAATGAAGTTATCTCGAATATGAATTCAACGACTTATGTTGATTCAACATCGGGTCAGCTTTCTATCGGAGTTGGGACTTGGTTGCTGGAATCCCAAATCCTTGTGGGAGATAGTGATTACGCTTCGGCAGGATCAAAGCAGCGTATTGTCTTTACTGGAACTTGGTCCCTATCAGGTGATTTGATTTCGATTGCCGCCGGATCGAGTCCATCCCCATTTTTACTTTCTTTGGCAGTTTATCCAAATGCTGGTGCAACATTTGAATTTGCGTTTACCGATTCAAATAAGTCTACATATAGCGGAAGATTGGCAATGGCTGTTGTAACTGTTGCAGGAACGGTTAAAATTCAATCTGCGCAGAACAACGCAACAGCAAGCGATCACTACGTATATTCTGGAACATATCTTAAGGCTACCAGACTCTAATGTTTACGATACTCACCAAGTCGAATAAGACATTTCGTGGCCCATTTACCGATGATCCTGCGGCTGGCAATGGCGAGACTCGCATTGTTTTGACTGAAGGTCAGCTTTCGGGATTGGCGACGGTGCGAGCACAATCCAACCCGTTTGGCGTGTATTTGTTTTTCGACGCTGGTGCTTTCCGGCAATCAACACTGGATGAATCTTCCGTGGTTGCGCCTACGCTGCGATTGGGGTTGATCTACCTATTCCGAAAAGTCTCGTCCACGATGGACCGCGCCAAACTCTATCCGCTATACATCACGCTCTCGGGATTGTTCGATGCTTTCGGCGAAAATGGCGGGACGATCAAGACCGACATCCGAACAATGATTCAGGATGCCTTGGCCGACGAAGACAGCGACGAACTGAAGGCCATCCAAGCGCAGATGCTCGCACTTCCACAGTGGAATTGATATGCCAGAGAAACGACAAACTCCAGGTTCACGGTTTCCCAACTTCCTCGCACGATGGCAGGCAGTTGTTGATGCTCTGCTCGGAAAGCTGGATAAGCCCGTAAATGGCCGCGCATCTCAAGCCCTGGATGGAACTGGTGTTCCCAAATATCAGGTTCAGACAGATTGGGCGCAGGTCGATAATACCAAGCAGGATTTCATCAAGAATAAGCCAGCGCTGAATTATCTAGCGACTCCTGCCGGGTCCACTGCGCAATACATTCGCGGAAACGGAACGCTTGGGACATTCGCGACAGATGCGCTCGCTGCTGTTACGTGGTCTACGCTTACCGGCAAGCCGACTACTCTCGCAGGTTACGGAATTACCGATGCTTATCCGCTCACTGGCAACCCGAGCGGATTCCTCACCTCGGCGGCGTTGGCAAGCTATCTGACTGTAACGGCTGGCGACACGCGATACCAGTTGCAGGACTCCGATTTGACGGCGATTGCGGCGTTGGCTACGCAATCGTTTGGGCGCGGCTTCCTAGCTCTAGCCGACGCTGCATCCACGCGAACCTATATCGGAGCGGCGACGCGCGCTTACATCGCTACGGCATCCACAACCAAGAGCGGAGCGGCGACCACTGAAGGCACGATTATCCCAACCGGAAACGGCTCGCTTTCTATCCCGTCTGCTATTTTCGACTCGACCGGCTACAGCTTCCGATTCGAGGCCGCTGGCGTGTATACGAATGTCCTGACTGGCGTTGTGACGTTGCGAGTGAAAATCGGATCGCAAGTCACTTTGTCGGCAGCGGTAAGCTTCCCGGTATTGTCTGCAAAGACGTGGCGTGCCTCTGGCATCGGAACAGTGCGCGCTGGTCGAGTGGTATATTCAGCCGCGATGATCGAATACGATAATGGCGGGTCGACTGACGGCGTGGTGTTCTCGTCGTCCAGCGTGACCGTTGCGGCGGGCGCTCAGACCGTGGATTTCACCGCGCAATGGAACCTTGTTCTTGGCGGTGCCAGTGTCACGGTTGACCAATTATTCTTGGATATTGTCCCGACCCCATAGGCATCGCAAAACGAATCATTGAAAGATGAAGAAACTGCTTTTGATCGATGACGATGCAAGCGTGCGAGAGCTTTGGAAGCACTGGCACGACAAGATGGAGTTGACGTTCCGTGGCAAGAATCCTCTCGAAACCACGACTGATTTGGAAAAGGCGGATGCGCTGATTGCCGAAAATGAATACGATGTAATCATTCTGGATTTGGGACTTCCCCCGGGCGGATATGAAGAGACGGTAAAATGGATTCAGCGCAGGTCTAAAGAAAAAGACTTTCCTCCAATCGTGGTGCTTACGGGCAATGAGGACGTGATGATGAGGCAAAAGTGCATCGTTGCTGGAGCGGCGCATTTCTTCACTAAGTTTGACGCGCAGAATTTCCCTAACTTATTTTTCAAAATTCTGTATGATGTTTTTCTCAGATACTATGGCACAAAGGTCGAAGCTTCCAACAGCCCCCCTGCTGAGTAACGATAAAGTTGCTCAGGGACTAAACATCGTTGACCGCATGGCCGGGAAGCCCTTGTCGTGGTGGTTCTTCTTTCTGTTTCTGCTCGTGCTGTTGATGCTCTTTTACTGCGTGTATTACCTCAACGGTCAACTTACAGCCGTGCGCGAGTGGCAGTTTACTTACGTTACCAACGACCAACGAGCAATGGTGGATGCACTCAAAGCAAGCGCAATTGCAACAGATCGCTCCAATGCCATTAACGAACGAACCAATATCATTCTCCAGAACCTAGAAAGGAAGCAATCGCAGCAATGAACGTCCCACTCCCCAAGCGCAATAGCGACGGCAGCTATACGACGCCACCATGCGGAATGATGATCGATGCAGACGGCGCTAATGGGCAGAGTTCTGCGCCAGTCTACGCGCCATCCGGATACAAGCCGGAGCCGTTGGACTATCTTGCGAATGCCGGAAAGCCGGGTAACTGGTTCGGCGTCGTTACGGATTCGAAGGGGAATCCAGTCATCCAGAAAGCAACCGACCCCGCGCCGGGGGCCTATGTGAGCGCCACCAGCTACCAGCACAAAGGCAAGGCACGCACGGACCCACTGGCTTACGTTGACTCAAATTCGGTCATCTACATTGTGCTGCCAAGTCACTGGCGCGCACAAGCGAAGGGTATTGTGCTGGGTTGCCGCGCCGAAGTGGTTGATACCAAAACGGGCCAGAAAGTTGCCGCTGTGGTGGCCGATTTTGGGCCGAAGGCGAAGCTTGGCGAGGCGTCTATGGCGTGCGCCAAATTCTTTGCGGTGAATCCATCACCCAAGAATGGCGGAACCGAGGCGAAGCGATTCGTCTACACATTTTGGCCGGATCAGGCAGCGCCAGGATTTGAATTGAAGCCGATGGCATAGCCCCCGCATTTTTCTCTTCAGTCCTGGACCGACCGATGGGAAGCGATATAGCGGGGCTCGGCTAAGATTTAATCCATCATCTCCAGCATCGCAACTCTGAAGTTGCGAGACGAGCAAAGCAGCGTTCTTGGGTGGACATGGCATAGAATCCAAAGGAGACGGGCAATAGTCATGGGCGACGAATCAGAGCGGAATACACATCCGACCGCAACCCGATACGCGAATCAGAGGGATGAGTGTATTTCTAATCCTCGTTGTGATCGCGCTTTTGCTCGCGGTCGTGTCCCTGATTCCGTTTGCGCACAACTGGCCGCTCCTTGCGGTGTCGGTCATCCTGCTCGCGGTTGCTATGCTTGCGGGCGGCAGATAGGCGAGTTGCGGTGTTGCTGTAGTTCATTCTGACTCAACTTTCCATGGTGCAATGCGAACCGTGTGCTTCCCCCAATCTCCATCTAGAAAATAATATGGAGCCTCGCCGCATTTGTCTTTCTTTCCAATCTTAATACAGGTTCCGCGATTCCTAAAAATGCGTCGCTTGTAAGTTTTGATTTGATGCTCTGTGGGCCTTGGGAGGCCAAGGTATTGCTTGCTCATCGCTCGTCCAGCATCTTCACCGAAAGCCCGATAATTACTATTGCGGCTATGATCCAGAATGCTTCGGTCACAGCGTGGCCTTTCCTTTCGCGACTACGAAGGCTTGGGCGCGCTGCTTGGCGGTGGCGAAGTAGGCAACGAAGCTGGCTGTTCCTTTTGGAACCAGATCGCTTCCAGCACACAACGGCAGCACATCTATGTATTCCTCAATTTCACAATCATTCATCGAACTCTCCGCTTTGTGCATGGCGTCCAAAGATTCGGTGTAGCGAGGTATTTGAATCGAATCCTTTGTTTTGCGGTTGCATCGAGGTATTGGCGCGCACAGCGGATGTGAAAAATCCCATTTTTCGAAAGACAGCAATCGCTTTGGGTGGATGTCGTCCGCCCACTCACGCTCTTTTGGCAGCGGGGGCACATCTTGCCACGTTGCGCCGCACTCCTCAGCAACCAGGATGTTCAACTGCTCGTCGGTAAGGTCGGATACTTTGGGTAGTGTGTTTGTGTTCATAAATTATCAATCCCCCAAGTCGCCAATGCGATTGCGCTCCACTGGTCACTTCCGGCGACTCCGTAGAAAATCCCAGGATTTGCCTTGGTTCCTTTTCCGCCGAAGCGGTCTTTGAGCGCCTGCTTGATGTTTGCGTCTGAGGCTCGCACGCTTCCGCAGATATGTGCTGCGACAGTTTTACGGAATACCAAAGTGACTTTGGCTCCTTGCCTCTCGCACGCTTCCTGTATCCGTCCAATCACGCGGCAAGTATCGAATATCTCTTGCCCGACGATCATCCCGTAGCTGGCCACCATTTCAAGGACAACGCGCTTGCCCTTCAGCGCATCGTCTGATGCCCATATCATAGCGAGAAGCGCAGTGTTGCTCATCTTGCGCGCCCAATGCAGCCGCACTCCATCGAAGGATGCAATGCCGGATTCTGTGTTTCCTGCGTCAATGCCGATCATGGAGTCTTTTGGTGGTCCGGCTGACTAGCGCTCGATACCGCTCATCTCGGCGCATCTTCGCCCAATCGATATTGAGCGCGCCAACCTTAGGCGGCTTTGGTGGTGGCTGTTTGCGCAAGAGCGAGCGGAGTATTTGCCAGAAGGTCATTTCCCATCCTCACATTTCCCGTCAATAGTCGCAAACTAATTCTTGCCTATGGGCAGGAATTATCGCAATATTGCGAAAAGCTATGAATCCAGTCCAAGAATTGAGAAAACGTGTCCTTGCGAGGGGCGGAAAGAAATTCGTCAAGGGTGCGCTAAGTCGCTTGGCGGAACATTTGCAGTGCTCGCGGAGCACGGTGCGGATGTATTTCATCGGTGATTCTGAAGGCAATAAATGGACGGTTTCTAAAAAACATTCGGAAATTTTGCAGCGGGTAATTACAGAGGAAATCCCGCTCGAAGCGATCAAGCCGGGGCCAAAGTGCGAAAATAATTCTTGCCTATAGACGGAGATTCTGGAAGAGTCGGGACATGCAAAACGACGAACCCGAAGCGACCTACCCGGCGCATACTGTGAGCGATGCTGATTCGCTAATCATGATTGAGAATGGCAAGCGGTATCGGATGTTGCAGGTTGGGGAGACGCTGGAGATGGGCGACCAAGTGTATTGCTATTCTGGAAATGGAAATGAGCGCTCTTGGGAATATTATGACGGCGGAATGTTCGGGAGTAAAATCCTTGATCCCATTGAGGGGCGTGGTCTTCTCCCGCAGGGTTTCTACAGACGTCCAATCGCAGACTGAATTTAGCTGGCGAAAGCCACATACCGGAGTGGATTGCGCGCTAATGGCATGAAGCTCCGGTCAATTTCAACCAAACCAAAACCAATGCCCTACAAACTATACCCCATCGAAAAATTCAGTGTCGAACCCGGCTATAACGATCTCGTGCGGAGTCCGAAGGATGTCACCGCAAATGCGGTCGAGCTTGCCGAGTTCATGGAAGCTGAAGGCGACGTTCCGGAGCTTCACCCCATCAAATTCGTCAAAGGTCCAAATGGCGAACTGTTCACCCGCAATCATGCCACGCTGAAAGCCGCCGAGATGCGCAAGTGGCCGAATCTGCTGGCCATCGAATCGCCGCACGCTCACGGCAGCGTGGCAGACATGCTCGACCTGCTGTTTTCCAATAACCAGGGACATCCCATTGGTCGCGTGGCGCAAGGCAAGCTCTACAAGTCGCTTTCGGATGGCATCCCTGCCGAGGATTCGACCGAAGAGGTTCCGAAATGGACCCGCGAGCCAATGACCCCGAAGGAAATCGCAGCCGCGTGCAAGCCGGTGTATACCGAGCAACACATCAAAGACTGCATCACGCTCTGCGAGTCGTCGCCCGAAATTCAGGAACTGATGGAAGGTGATTTGGTTTCGGCAAACATTGTCATCACGGCAAGGCAATGGGCAAAGGGCGATGAAGCCAAGCAACTTCGTATCCTGAAGGCAGCGGTCAAGGAAGCCGATGGCGTCAAAGCCACAAAGAAGCACATCGATGCGATCAAGAGTCAGTTTGTCGAACTCAAGGCCGCGCCAGTCGATGGCGGCGACAATGGTAAGCCTGCGAAGTCGAAGGGCAACAAGGGTGCGCCTGCTACAGATTTGAGCCTGCCGCCCGTTGACGACGATCAGGAGAAAGAGTCGCAGCAAAATCTGTTCGAGCAGACTCCAGACGATCCGGTTGTCCTGAAATCTGGCAGCAAGGAAAACAAGAAGCTCAAAGGCGCACTCATCACGCGGTTGCTGGATACGGAATATTGGGAAAAGAAGGGTGTCTCTATCGTGCTTACCGAAGACGAGGCTGAAATCACTGCCGACGATTTGATTGCGCTGTTCCAGACCGCGCACGAAGTGTTTTGATTATGGACAACCCATTTGCACTTATTTTTTTCATCCTGTTCGCTGTGTTTTGTGTGGTTGGGGGACTTGTGGGATGTCCTCACTATGCGGTATACAACCAGCGGCTTCAGGGAGAGGCGTTGTTGGCTCACGCCCAATCTTCAAAAGAGGTTGCCGTAGCAGAGGCTAAAGCAAAGATGGAATCGGCTCAACTTTTGGCTAATGCTGAAATCGAGCGAGCAAAAGGCGTTGCCGAGGCAAACAAGATCATCGGCGAATCACTCAAAAACAATGAGTCGTATCTCCGGTATCTGTGGATTAACGGACTCGAAAGTAATAACCCAACTGTAATTTACGTTCCGACCGAAGCCAATCTTCCCATTCTGGAAGCTGGTCGGAAAATTGAACCTCATTAGTTCGTCCGCATTGGCGTGCGCCGAACAACTATCGGGATTCGCCCCTCTCGAAGCGTAGGGGCGCTTTTTACCAAAGCATTTTTACCCATGAGCAACCCCTTTCAAAAAGCCACCAAGAAACAAGCCAAACTTCGCGCCGCGTTGTTTGGCCCATCTGGCAGCGGCAAAACCTACACTTCCCTGCGAATCGCTACTGGGCTTGGTGGCAAAATCGCAGTCATTGACACTGAGCGCCGAAGCGCCAGCAAATACTCCGACCGTTTCGAATTCGATGTTTGCGAACTCACCGACAAGTCAATTGCGGGATACTGCAAAATCATCAAGCAGGCCGGGGATTACGGTGTTCTTATCATCGACTCACTAAGCCACGGCTGGCAGGAATTGTTGGAGAAAGTGGAGCAGCTTGCCAAAGCGAAATACAAGGGCAATACGTGGTCAGCATGGAGCGAGGGAACCCCGGAGCAGCGGGAATTGGTCGATACCATTCTCGACTTTCCGGGCCATATCATCGCGACGATGCGGAGTAAAACGGAATGGACTACGGCCAAAAACGAGAACGGCAAAAGCGCTCCCGTGCGCGTTGGTCTTGCGCCAGAGCAGGGCAAGGGAATCGAATACGAATTCGACTTACTCCTCGAATTGACGGTTGAGCATATCGGCAATGTGCTCAAGGATCGCACTGGAAAATTCCAAGATCAGCTTATAGATAAACCGGGAGAGGATTTCGGCAAGCAGCTTGCAGAGTGGCTTGAAGATGGTGAGCCAGCACCGAAGCCAGAACCACCCAAGCCAGTATCCGACGACGAAGCATTCAATAGCAACGTCCTCAAGCTCCGCGAGCGAGTCGCCAAAAACGCCGGAACTCACGACAAGGGCGACTTGGAAACGCTAGCTTGCGCCCATGCCGCCGTCTTCTGCGCCGACAATCGCGCACGCAAGTCGCTGGAGGAATTCACGCTTGCCGAACTGCGCGCGGATGTTTTCCCGAAGTGGAATCTGTGTGTCAAAAAGGCTTTGGAGCAGGCCAATGCAACCGCTCCCGTCGCCTAACCACGTCTGCCGCTATGTCAGGTTCACGCTGAAGATTGCAGCGGAGCCATTACCGGAATCACAACGAACTATGGAGCGCATTGTTGCTTGCCGATGCGGTGCCAGGAAATCAGTCAGCGAGCTTGAATGGAGAATTTTATGACCGAATCGGAAATTAAGATTTGGAATCAATTATCAGAAGCTATTGCCGCAAAGGCGCAAGGAAAGCGGATTCAAGTGCGCTACTTGCTCAGAGCCATCGATCAATATAATTTATGGGGCGATTGGGAGGATATTAGTCCCGGGACGACTTGGAATGTTTTTGATTTAGAGACTCAGCAATACCGCCCGAAGCCCGAGCCGGCCCGCCGTCCGTGGTCGAAGCCGGAGGATGTGCCGACAGGGGCCGTGTGGCTGCGCAGGATCACATGCCCGCAGTTTATGTGCATGATTGTTGGCCTCGGGAGCGAAAATTTGGCGAACTCTCAAGACGGAACGGTTTCGTGGGAAAACATTTACCTGTTCGAGTGGTCCACCGACCGCAAGACGTGGCTGCCCTGCACCGTCGAGGAGGTCGCATGAACGACGACGAGCCAATATACATCCCGCCACACGTCAGCACTGACGGCTTCGACGGAATTGTGCGCGACTCTTCTGGCGAAGAAGTATTCGCAAAGTCGCTTGCGCAACGGAGCGATATCCACGCAACGCGCGAAACAGAATGGGAGAGCTTCATTACGCAGAATCCAGGCGCGCCGGAATGCCCGGACGATTGCTCATGCCGGAAGTTTTCACACAAGTAACAAACCATGAACGCCAATCGCTACATCAAACTCGTCTCGGACTTCCACGAAGCCATGCGCCACCGGCAACCAGAACCGCGCATTCCCGACCTATCCGACATCGCAACCAACAAGCTTCGCCCCGAACTAATCCGCGAAGAGTTGCGCGAGACCTATGAGGCCGTGCAATCCGGCAATCGTGTTGAGCAACTGGACGGACTCTGTGATGTGCAATACGTGCTCAGTGGGAGCGTGCTGGATTGGGGATTCCGCACAATGTTTTGCTCAATGGCGCAAATCGTAGACCTGCGCAAGATTCACGATGTGGATGCACACATTGCTGCGATGCTGGGTATCACTGCGCAGATGGAAGAGGCTGCGCGGCATCTGTTCGCCAATCAGCTACTGACGCATCTGCGCAATATGCAACAGCGTTTGAGCGCCTTGGTGTATCACTTGGGATTCTCGCCCGTGTTCGATGCGGCGTTTGATGTGGTTCACGCGAATAACCTCGGCAAAATCTGGAAGCAGTCCGATGTGGATGAGTATTATGCTAGTTCACATGCCGTAGATGGCGTGCGATTTGAGGCGACTAAGGGAGGGTATATTGCGCGGCGTCAGGATGGAAAAGTGCTGAAGCCTGCGGGATTCGAGAAAGTTACTTTGGAGAGGTTTGTATAGACTTTCGGGGAAAACTTGTTTTACCATTCGCCAATGATTCCGAAAAATTACTGGCATAACGAAAGAGAATATCTTGCGGTTGAAACTCACCCTGGAATTTTTGTATCTGCTCATGGCGATATGATTACATTTCGTCGCGGCGGTCCATTTCCGAGGGGTGGAATAATGCATAGAGAACCAAGGGTTATGCGTGGTGGCCCCGACAAAGACGGCTACCTTTATATTTCACAGCCAAAGCGGTTTGTTCACGAGGTTGTAATTGCGACATGGCAATGCCCGCGACCTGCTCCAAAACTGGAGGTTCGACACATCGACGGAAATAAGCTCAACAACGCAAATTCAAACCTTGTTTGGGGAACCAGCAAGGAAAACGGGAAAGATAAAGCTGCGCACGGATCATGCAAGGGCCACAAAAACGCAGCCGCGAAAATGAGTGAATCATTTGTTATTGAGTTGCGGCAACAAGGACAACACATGCCGCTTACGGCTTTGCTTAAACTACATCCGCAATATTCTAAATTTGCAATTTGGGCCGCTCTCACTGGCTATACATGGGCGCATCTTCCGAATGCCAAGAAAACAAACCGAAAGTGCTCGAAAGAAGGCTGGAAATCTGGCGTTAGACTACGCAAATGAGGCAACCTAGGGCATATCAACTAGATCAGTTTACGGCGGTTCGTGATGCATTTAGGTCCGGAAAGCGGCATGTAATCGTTTCCGCTCCGACCGGCACTGGAAAGACTGTCTCTTTTGTGCTGATGTCCAAAATGGCAACGGAGAAAAAAGGTCGCGTGCTGATTTTGGTGAATCGGAATGTGTTGGTTGAACAAACGCTAGAAGAGTTGCGTCAAAATGGATTGTTTGCGGCCAGAGAGCAGGCTGATGAGCGGGCATCACTGACGAGCGAGGTCGTGGTTGCGTCGATACAGAGTCTCGACAAAAAGCAGTGGCTGGAGCGATTCCCTAAAAGTCACTTTAAGCTAGTCATACTGGACGAATGCCACGGCAGCGGTGCCGCTAGCTTCAAGCGAATCCTTGACCATTTCGAGAGCGCCTACCATTGCGGATTTACGGCCACGCCAGAGCGCCACGACAAGCGCGGACTCTGGAAAGGCTACACCGACATTGTGTTTTCAATGTCTCTCAAAGAGGCGATTGATGATGGTTGGCTTTGCGGTTTTGAATTTGTCGATCTGGATTGCCCCGTAGTTTTGGACGAGAAGCTTGCTAAACACGCGACGTTTTCCGAGTCTGAGGAAGTGTTTGATAGCACGCTGTATCTTCCGCGATTAGCGGATTGCGCCATTACTGAGAGCATAGGTCGAAAGGGATTGTTCTTTCTGCCGAATTGCCGCGTGTCCAAAAAATTTGCCGAAATGCTCTGCGCTCGCGGCATGAATGCTCGCCATATTGATTCGAGCTACATGACCGCAATCGAAACGCAAGATGCGCTCGACTGGTTTTGCGGCAATGAAAAGAAAGGAATCGCGCCAGTGGATAGCGGGGTGCTGTGCAATAGCGACCTGCTTTCAGTTGGGTTCAATTATCCACCCATCGACACTATCGGCTTGTTTCGCCCGATTGCCAGCACGCCGATGTATAAGCAGCGACTTGGACGCGGAACGCGACCAATCGCGCGGATTGATGATTGCGCCACGGCAGAGGAGCGGCTTGCGGCCATTGCGGCCAGCGTTAAGCCGAATTGCAAAGTGCTTAACGTTTTTTGGGAGAACGGCAGTCACGATCTGGCTTCGCCAAGTTGCCTGATTACTGATGACGAGAAGGAGCGCGAAGCGCTAGATAAAGCTCGCAAGCCGGGTCAGAAAGTCGATTTGGCTGCGCTGGAAGATAAGCTCAAGGCGATGCAGAACGAGGCCGAAGAGATGCGCAAGTTTGCCGAGAAGGTGGCGAATAGTCAGGAGAAGAAAAAGCGCGAGAAAATCTATATTGCGGACATTCTCAAGCGCAGGAACCCCGCGCACAAAGTTGCCAGTGATGCATTTGTGAAATACGTCCGGCATATGGGTGTCGAGATACCAGATGGAGTATATTCGAGTTATCAGATGATGAGGGTGAAGGAAAGAATTGCCGCAAAACGCGCGGTTTAATTCTTGCCTATAGACGGGAATTATTATTGAATCTAGGCAGATGAAGCGGATTTACCATCACTGCGACAAATGGGAAGAAACCCCGATGTGGCAAAAATTAAGCGACTTGGAGCGTGGAGCAATGCTACCTAAGGCTGTCGAATTCACTGGAAATGCGGTCCTATATGGATGCTGGATGATGAAGGCGCTCGAAATGTGGCCGATAAGTTGTGAGCAAAACCTTTCCCATAAATCAAATAACCGACAAGCCTGGATTGGTCATGCTGCCTGCTTTCTTGCGATTGGTTCGCCAGAGGACGTAACCCGCGAAGCGTGGTGGATGTTGACTGATGAACAGCGCGATTTAGCCAATGCCCAAGCCGATATCGCAATCGCCGATTTTGAAAAACGCTATGCCTCGAAATCCTAACGAATATTACGTACGTGTATTGCCAAACAACGCTCCATCAACTACGGCACGCAGCATTCTTGAGCACAATCTCACCAGCAAGAAAGAGCATCGCATCATCCGCGAAACCTATCTGAATGCTACGTTGCTGTTTTGCAACACGCTGGAAACCCTAAATTCCTTCAAACCTTAAATGCCTAAGCGCGCATTGGAAATCGACGTTTTGCAAGCCGCCAAAGAGCGGATTGCATGGACGTTTGATAACTTCGAGAAAGTGTATTTGTCGTTTAGTGGCGGCAAGGACTCGACGGTTATGTTGCATCTTGTGATGGACGAAGCGAAGCGGCGCAAGCGCATGGTCGGATTGCTATTTATTGACCTTGAAGGGCAATACAAACTCACCATCGAACACATTCAGCGGTGTTACGATCTATACGCTTCATTGATCGAACCGTTTTGGTTCTGTCTTCCCATTCATCTGCGTAATGCGGTGAGTGTTTATGAGCCTCATTGGGTATGCTGGGAGTCGGCGAAACAGGAAATTTGGATCAGGCAGCCACCCGAAAATGCGATTACATCATCCGAGTATTTTCCGTTCTTCCATGACGGTATGGAGTTTGAAGAGTTTGTGCCACTATTTGGGCAGTGGTATGCCAATGGCTACAGTTGCGCGTGCTTTGTTGGCATCCGGGCAGATGAGAGCCTGAATCGTTTTCGCACAGTCGCGAGCGAAGCGAAAATCATGAAGGACGGTAAGCCGTGGACAACCGAAGTGCTGCCGGACCTGTTCAATATTTACCCCATTTACGATTGGAAAACGGCGGACCTGTGGACGTATCATGCCCGTAATCCCGACAGACCACATAATCGACTTTACGACCTCATGCACAAGGCTGGATTGACGCCAGCGCAGATGCGTATCTGCCAGCCCTACGGCGATGATCAGAGGCGCGGATTGTGGCTCTTCCATCTTATTGAGTCAGAAACTTGGGCGCGAGTGGTTGCGAGGGTCAATGGTGCGAACAGTGGGGCGCTTTACGTGCAAGAGTCTGGCAGCATCAATGGCTACCGCAAAATAGCGAAGCCGGACGGCCATACATGGCAAAGCTTTGCGCGATTGCTGATTAGTTCCATGCCTCCGCGAACAAAGGAACACTACGAAAATAAGGTGCTTCTGTTTCGGAAGTGGTGGCAAGATCGCGGTTATCCAGAAGGCATTCCCGATGAGGTAGATGCACGACTGGAAGCCGAAAAGAAAGCGCCGTCATGGCGGCGCGTATGTAAGTCGCTTTTGCGAAATGACTATTGGTGCAAGGGACTGTCATTCACTCAGCACAAGTCGGATGCCTATTTGAAATACCTCGAACTCATGAAACGCAGAAAACAAGACCCCGCATGGCAACTGAATTAGAAATGTTTGTTCCGGTGGTGGACGCTAAGATTTTGGCGTCTGCCGAGAAGTTATTCGCGAAGCTTTCCAAGATGGATTTGCCGTCGAAAGTCGCGACTATCAACGCCTTGAAGCGTGCCTTGCATGAGGTTAGTCCATTCAAGGCCGAGCCGGTGGATTGCGTCACCTGGGAGCCGAATGGCGAAGTGATCGCAAATGACTACAACCCCAACACTGTTGCGCCTCCGGAAATGCAGCTTCTCGAAATCTCCATTACGGAGGACGGCTACACGCAGCCAGTTGTGACATTCCTGAGTGATCAGCGCGAAGTTGTGGACGGCTTTCATCGCACTCGCGTAGGAAAGGAATCCGAGACGGTTCGCACTCGCGTTCATGGCTACATTCCCGTAGTCACCATCAACGAATCTCGCGCCGACAAAGGTGACCGAATTGCAGCTACGATCCGTCACAATCGCGCACGCGGGAAGCACCGCATTGATGCCATGTCAGACATCGTTATTGACCTGAAGCGTAGAAATTGGAGCGATGAAAAGATTGCTCGCAATCTCGGTATGGATGCCGATGAGGTGTTGAGGCTGTCGCAGATTACCGGACTCGCGGAAATGTTCGCCGACCGCGAGTTTTCGATGGCTTGGGAAGCTGAGAAAATTGACGAATCAGACGCACTCGAAACCGTGGAAGAGTCCGCAGAAATCCCGAAAGGCACATTTACCGAATGAAAATCAAACTCCCAACGAAACAATTCGCCGCGTTACTCAACGCATTTTCCAAGATCATCAAGCCAAGCACTACGCATCCCCAGCTTGGCAACATCATCATCGAATGCGTGCCGCAGAAACTCAAGCTATCCGGCTTCGATCCAACGATTGAACGCACAATGTCCGTTCAGACCGAATGCGAAACCGGAGATACCGGCAGTATTACGCTCAACTTTGCCAGACTGAAAACCTTCGTTTCGTGCTGCGGAGAACCTGAATGCTTGCTCTCTACCGATGGCAATAATGCCGTTGTGAAAATCGGGCGCTCTGTGATGAAAATCCAGGGATTGCCGTTGGAAGATATGCCGAAATGGCCGGAGCCAAACGGAGAAGCGCAAAAGCTGAATATTCCAGCCCCCCTGTTCAACGAATGTGTTTCAAAGTCGCTTGTGCAAACTGGAACCGTGAGCCAAATCGGAGGGCAGCACGCTTACCTTTCCTCTGTGATGCTGGTCGGGCATGATGGAATGCTCAACATCCAGGCATCCAACAAACGCAGGCTCATTATTTGCGAGACACCAGTTCCATTCTTTGGCGACGAGCAATTCATTATTCCCAAGGATTCAGCATCGGCGATGACGGGGATTGCTGAGTCTGGAGAGTTGGAAATTCTGGCGTCAACCAATGTGCTCACGATCAAATCTGAGAGTGTAACATTTTCCACAAAGCTGATTGAGCAGATTTCGCCAAGCTTCCGGCAGGTGTTTCCTCCAGAGGATAAACTCAAAATGAAGATCGTTGCTAAGCGAGAGGAATTCATTTCGGAAATCACTAAAGCGGCCAGCGTCAATACCATCGACGTTCCGAGCGTCTTAATTGAATGCGACGGCAAGCAAATTAGTATCGACGCAACCGGCCAAGATGCCGCAGGAAAGGCCCAGGTTGCCAACGTGCGAACGGAATTGGACGCACTGGAGGGCAGCGATGTCATTTCCTTCGCGTGCAATCCGCAATATCTCATCGACGCGCTGAAATCCTTCGATGAGGAGGAAATCACGATTCGATTCCGTGATGCAGTTTCCGCATTCGTAATCCGAAACGACAACACTATTTGCTCCATTAGCCCTCAACGACCAACGCCATGAACATCCAAACCAACATCCCAATCGAACGCCAGACTACCGCAACGCTTCGTCATTTGATGGAGGATTGCGAAAAAGGAGTCCCGAGACTCTCGTTGAGGACACTCGAAAGCGAATTCTTTCGCTCGCTGCTTCTTCGTGGCCTTCGCGCCGAAATCGAAAGCCGTAGCCATGTCGATTGGCATAATCCACACAATCCAGTCATCAAACACCACTAGCCACGATGAATGGACAACCCCGCAGAGCAATTTCGCGAGCTTCTTGGCGAAATCCTGGCTGAGAAATGCACGTATCGTTACGGTTGGAAGCGCTCGAAACTCGACGCGCAGCAGCGTGAATACATCATCGAGCGCGAAGGCGTAATCGAAGCCATTCGCAAGGTCCAGCAAGTGACTTGGCAGAGCATCGACTGCACGAATCGCGAGCTTGCAGAACAGATTCGAGAGAACGCGATGCACAGTCTCGCGACGTTGGCGCGAGCAATGACGCTGAACGAGGAGCGGATGCTGTGAAATAATTGTTGACTATAGACGGGAATTCGCGAGGATTGGTGCATGAACAGATCGAATTGGGAATTTACCTACACGGGAAGCGTTCTTGCGGAAGTGACGAAAAAGCGCATTGAAGAAATCGAGTGTCAAATCAAGTTGCTTCAAGATCACGTGAAGGAGAAAAAAGAATCTGGAAAATTTGATTCTTTGGATTCAAGCGCATGGCTTTCTATGTTTTACGATTATCAAAAGGAACTCCGCGAATACCAAAAGTGGCTTTTCGTTTTTGAAAAGCATCCCGAAAACAAACATGACCTCGACCGTGATGATTTCGTCTATTTCTTCAGATAGCCCCATGAACTGCCATTTCATCTCCATCATTGCAGAAACGACCACTTGCGAGCTATTTCGCAACGACGTAGGCAATATCCAGCTTTACGCGCCGAGTCGCGAGAATCCGCAAACGATTATCGAACTCGGAACACAGAGCTACGTGACTGGCGAAATCGTTGCTCGCCAGATGGGCTTTGAACCAAGCTGGACATGAGTGCGAGAACCATGAACGCGCATTGGGAGCAATGGGGATGGATGGCCTTCATGCGCCAGTATTACCGGAGAACAAAGAAAGCGACTTAACCCTATGCCCACTCAACACACGCCGGAACCGAGCGAAATTTATTCATGCCCAACGTGCGGCAATGAATATAGCGGCTCCGACAACCCCGAAATCTGCAAAAACATTATGGCCGCAACTCGGAGGCCCAAAAAACGGCACGCCAACGCCTGCGCAACCGCAGCAACGCTGAAGGCGGTTCGCGAGGCGCTGGAGCACATGGCCAATATGCCAGAATACGATCAGGACGACGCCCATCGGCTTCGCCATCTCGCCAAGCAGACAGCCGCCCTCCTTCCCGCAACCACGGAGGCAAACTCCACGGAGGCCGCATCATGAGCACGCTCACCGAACCACGCGAATCCAAACGATTCTGGACGCTTGAGGGCGGCGTTCGGGAAGTGACTGGATACTCATGCAAGCCGGGCTGCCCGACGATGTGGTGGTGTCCCGAAGTTGGATATTCCATCGACGAAAGCCAGCTTTTCACCAGCGAGAAAGAAGCTCTGGACAAAGCTATCAGAAACGCAAGGCGAGAGTTGTCTGAAATAGGCGAAGTTCTGGCGAAGCTTTCATTTCGGAGAGGATCATTATGACCGACCACACCACCCCGAACGAAGCGCCCATCACGCACGGAGGCCCATTCCGAGGCTACAAGCTGTGCGAATGCCATGTCTGTGGAGAGCAATCTGTCTGCACTCCATCGAACGACTTCTACACCAGAGGCAATGACGATCTCGGCCCATTGGAATGCGAGAAGTGTTTCTGGGCCACAACCGAAGTAACTCACCCGAGGATTCCAAATGTCCAACACTGACACCCCGAACGAAGCGGCGGCGAGCGAGCCTGCTCTCTACGTCGCCAGTAAAACCGTTCACGCTCCTATGTGGCGGCAGCTTAGAACCACTGGTCCCAACATCATTTCAACTTGGATTGACGAAGCGGGCGAAGGCGAGACTGCTGACTATTCCGAACTATCCGAGCGATGCCTTGACGAGATTCGAAAATCCTCGGCGGTCATCTTGTATTGCGAGCATGACGACTTACTGAAGGGCGCGCTTATCGAAGTTGGAATGGCGCTCGCGCTAGGAAAGTCCGTCTACTGCGCGGGGGATTCTAAGAGCCTGTCGCGAGTATTCCGAGAGCATCCGCTTTGGATTCCAGTGGAAAGCGTCGAGGCGGCGTGCGTAGCCGCTCTGGCTTGCGCCCCCGACCCCAGCGGAGCGCCAACGAGCGCGGCGGAGTCCGCTCCAATTGTAATGCACCGACCAACGGACGGCATCCAAACTCGACACGAAAAGGCTCGTCGCGTAATCGCCACTGCGGAATCGCTCGCTCCCTCCTCTCCCGTCGCAGCGGACCCGCACGGCATCCAAGCCGCGTGCAACGCAATGGGACAGGCTTCACGCGAAGGGCGGATTGACGCAGCGGAGACGGGGACGCCGAGATGCGATGCAATCGATGCTGAACGTCGCGAGAAATACGACTATCGCAATTGGGACAAGCTTTTCGCGCTGGCGGTTTCTTTGGAGCGCGAGCTTGCGCAGGCCCAGGCGGAGAAGGAGAGGCTGAAGGAGCAACTTGAATCAACTCGGCGCGAACGTGACATTGCCGAAGCGGATGGGAAGCAAGCTGCAAAAATGCTGAAGGCCGCCAGCGGTGAGATCTTCGAGAAGCTCGCGAAGCTTGGTGTGAAGGAAATCGCCAGTAAGGCAGCGCATGCCTTGCCTCCAGATGTTCTCACGAGCCCTATGCCACTCCCAGACCGATGGGACTACGCCGAGGCAGTTATCGGGCGCGCAATCATCGAAGCACTCAACACAATCAAATCATGAGCGCAGAAGCCCATCTAAAAGAGATCAACGATATGTGCGAAAATCAGGACGGCGGCGGAACTGTTGCCCAATGCATCGGGAGGAAAATCGCACGAATTTATGCGGCAACCAATGTCATCGAACAAGCTCGGAATTGCGAAAGCCTGAAGATGCCATGTGGCGAAGACCCTGAGAGCCCGCAAGCAATTCGGAACGGATCATATCAAGGCATCGCGCTAAACCTGCGCGCTATTGTTGGTCGTCTCCGCGCCCAGCAACCACAAGGGGGAGGGAAGGAATGAAGCGTATCCAGCCAGAAACATGGGGCGAAGCCTACAAGCGCAGAGCCTACGGACCCACGAAGTTGTCAGATTCCCAGCAGTTCAAGATGGAGAAGGCGTGGATGCGAATGAACGACGCATACGCCCGTTTCGACGCCCTCGGAATCCAGACCGATCACGAGATGGAAGACGACCCGATAGACCCGGTTTTGGTCATCGCAATCAACCTCTAACCACCCGCCTATGAACATCGACAAGGAAGCAATCGCAAAGCTGATCGGAAAGCGATGTCGGTGTGGCTGCGGGCAGATCGCGACTCACATCATGACCGGGACCGAATTTGGAAAGCCATTCCCGCCCGAAGCGTGCTGCAAGACCGTTGGTAACTATTGCGGAGAGCACGCCGCCGAGTCTGGAGACGAACACGAACTAATCCCAATCCCTCAACTGACCACATGAAGACCTGCAAATGCACAACACTCTACTGTGAATGCGCCGAGATCGAACGAGAGGCGAAAGCAGTTGCTCGCAAGATCGGTCGCAGTATTCGCCGAATGCTCAAGAAGCCTTTCCCCGCCCCCGAGGCGAGCAAGGAGGGGGCGTGAGCCCATCTGAAAGCAAAGCTTGGTCTATCGGATTCGTCATGGGGATCGTTTGGACGGTTCTGATGATCGCCATTCTTGCCGCCATCCTAAAACCCTAACCCCACCCCATGAGCGAAAAACCATCACTACTGCCGTGCCCGTTTTGCGGGAAGCAACCAGCCGTGACCGATGAAGGGCGAGTCAGTTGCGGAAATCCACTCTGCACTGCCGAGGTATCGTCTATCTATGTCGAGACTTGGAACCGCCGCACCCACCGCCCCGATAGCGCGCTGAGGGTGGCGCTGGAGGAGTGCCTGACGGCAATGCGACACCACCAGAAGGGTCAATATCGATTCACCACCAAGAAAGCCATTGAGACGGCAGAAGCAGCCCTCGCCCAACCCCAGGATGCCCCGCAATACGACGAATCCGCACTCGATCGGTTCGCCGAGGCTGGCGCGAAAGCGTGGGCCAATCCGCCAGAGTCCGCGAAGCTGATCCGACAGGTGGAGGTAGAGGCCGATGAATCATGCGACAACTGCGGAGAGGATGCGCAACCTGCAATCATCATCACGCACAATGGAAAAAATAAGCAGGGATGGAAGTGCCTACATTGCGGAGATGAATGGTGGTTCACACCAAGCACCACGCTCGAACGCAACGCGCAAAGGGATGGCGAGCGGTTGGATTGGCTGGAAAAGAGCAAGCCATTCATTCTCGCTATCACCCCAGAAGAAAGCCGATGGGAGATTTCAGAGCCATTTGATCTCGCGCCATTAGGGTCGAGACTGCTTGGCGAAGGCGAAACGCTCCGCGCCGCCATCGACCTCGCACGCTCACGCGGGGA